AATATGTGAACAATACGAGATTGACCCACACGATATTGCAAAGTTGGTTAAAGGACCACTTAAAGCAAAGTTAGAAGCAGAAGCAATGAGGTATAATAGTATACCGAATACAAATGGAAATAGTTTATATTGAGATGTGATCCCTACATGGCTTGGTGTATCTGTAATTCAGTATCACACCATTTTAGAAATGATTATAATGCAGTAAAATATAATTATAAGATGCCTTGGTTTTCACCGAATAAATTTAAAGGTGATAGAATGCAATGGTGGTACCGAACTTTAGTTAAGAAGTATCCACACCAAGATCAAGTAATTAAGATGGCATATGTTAATTGTAACCATGGAAATTTTCATGTAAGTGAATATAGCGCTGGATTGTATGAAGAACTTGAGAAATGGTTACAATCACAAGGATACAACTTTGAAAAAGCACTAACAGAACAAAGAAAACGGTATGTTGATGTTAGTAAAATAAAAGATTTTAGAAAGTATGAACACCGTAGTGGTTATCCATATAAAGACTTTGACTTTCATTGTAAGCCTGAACATGATGTTATGACACCACCTTTTGCTAGTGGTAGGATTGATTTTAGAGTAAGAGTAATAACTAATTTAATATGTGGATGGGCAGACCAATATCAAAAGAGTGGTGATACAGAAACACTACATTGGCCAAATACATACAAGGCAATAAAAAGACACGAACCATTTTTATCCCAATGGATAAATATAAAGAAAATGAAAAAAATTGCATATAAAGTGTTTACAGACACTATGTAATTTGATATAATATACACATACAAAACATACAATGCAAATACAAAAAGATAAGGAAAAATACATATGTCATACGCAAATATGAAGTCCAGCAGTTCAGACGCAATCAGTAAGTTGTTGGCAGCCGCCGAAAAAGCCGGTGGTGGTACTGAGAAAAAATCATACGGAGACGAGCGCGAGTGGAAACCCACTGTAGATAAAGCCGGTAACGGTTATGCGGTTCTTCGTTTCTTACCTGCCGCAGAAGGTCAGGATACACCATGGGTTCGTTATTGGGACCATGGATTCAAAGGACCAACAGGTCGTTGGTATATCGAAAACTCTTTAACGTCGATCGGCAAAGACGATCCAGTTTCTGAGATGAACTCACAACTATGGAACTCAGGTCGTGACGAAGATAAAGAAACAGCTAGATCTCGTAAGAGACGTTTACATTATGTTTCTAATGTCTATGTCGTAAGTGACCCATCTAATCCAGAAAATGAAGGTAAAGTATTCCTTTACAAGTATGGTAAGAAAATCTTTGACAAGATTATGGATGTAATGCAACCACAATTCCAAGATGAAAAGCCAGTAAATCCATTTGATTTCTGGGGTGGTGCTGACTTCAAACTTAAGATTCGTCAAGTAGAAGGTTATCGTAACTATGACAAGTCTGAGTTTGCTGCTCCTGCAGAGTTTCTAGGTGCAGATGATGCTAAGTTAGAAGCTGTATATAATACACTTCACGATCTTGGTGAGTTTGTCGATCCTAAAAACTACAAGTCTTATGCCGAACTAAGTAAGAAACTTTACGAAGTTCTTGGTGAAACTCCTGTTATTACAACGACAGAAGCTGTATCATTAGATGAAGTAAAGGAAGCACCAGTTGTTGCTCCTACTGCTGAATCTGTTTCTGAGCCTACGGCTGAGGATGATGATGCAATGAGTTTCTTTGCGAAGCTTGCGCAAGAGGATTAACC